TGGTCTTGGTTGGTCACCCAAGTAGGTGCTGGAGTTGAACCAGTTTCGGCCGCGTGTGCTGCGGTCTGCCCCACCGGGGGCACCACGTGTGGGGTCGCTCACGTGGAAAGCGTACCGTTCGCTCGATGAGCCCGACGGTCTCGGGTTCTCCTTGACTTGATGGTCTTGGGCAGTCCGCCAGAAGACTGGTGGTGGCTCGCAACTCACCTTAGGTGAGGAGCGACATGGCTGGTCCAACGAGACGGGCCATGTTCTTGGCTTGGGACAGCGCGTTGATAACGCTGTTCCCCACGACGGCGCCGTGCGCGAGCATTCCGGCTGCTTTGTCAAGAGACTTCAGCCAGTCAGTGCCGCGCCACTTAGAAGGGTCAGCGTCAGCTGACTTGGACTTCGTATAGGGCGCGTCACGCGCGGCGGTCGTGATCAGCGGCAGTGAGTTCATGAGCCTTTCCCCTGCCAGAGGGGTTGGACCGTAGCTCAGTGTCGTGAAGGCGCCCACTGTGTAATCCACAGGGGCGGGCGTGTCGTCATTAGACTCGACGATGGCAATGACCTGAAACCGATATGGCTGACCGGGCTCCACGGTTTTAATGAGGAGCGCGAGCGTCGAATCGAAGTTCAGGTTGCCGTTAGAGTCTTTAAACTCCACGTCAAACGGCGTGCGCGGATAGTAGTTGACCACACCATTGCGGCGGAGGTCGAGTGGCAGGGCCTCCGACCCGTCGAAGCAGGTGCGGCCGACTTCCGCGAAGCCGCCGAATGAGGCGTCGCGTCCACCGTATTCGTAACGGATGGCCGCGGCGACCATGCGGCCCCCAGTGATGGAGACCGTACGCTCTTGCTGGAGCACGGGAGTTCCGTCGGTCCCGGCGCCATGCTTGATCGTGAGTCCGCTGTACTGCAGCTTGACGTTGACATAGATCCCGTTCTCGCCGTCGGCGAGTGTTCCGGCATCCATGTCCCAGCTGATGTTGGACTGTCGTCCGGACGTAACGAGGAACGTATCGTAGACAATCTGTTTGTACGTGGGCAGAGGTGACCCGTACGGGATGCCGACATGGCCGGCGTCCCAAGGGTTGACGACCGCGGCGGCGTACTCAACGAGAGCGAGCTCTCCAGGTGTAGCGGAGAAAGCGGGGGAAGCTGTGGTCCGTCGAGTGGGGCGTTTGGTCGGCGCGCTGGCCTTCGAAACCTCGATCCCAGCGATACCCTTACGTAGGGCGCGGTTGATCTCGGCTCGGAGGGCGGCGCTGCCGGGTTTACCACCAGCTCGTTGACGACCTGACACATTTCCTGACATATCTCGAATATGATGGGAGAGCGTAGAAGTTATTGAAGAACGGCAGTTATCCACTGGGTGTGGGCGCTTTAGGTCCGCTCGACCGAGCGACCTAGGAGCGCGCAGCGGTCTCTGCGAGGCGCTTGGCACGGTAGTAAGAGTTAATAACCCTCTTGTGACGAGCGATGCCCTCGTCGAGCGCGCGCTGGGTTGCTGGCCCCGGAGCTGCCTTGTGGGCTGCATGGAGCTCACCGAGCTCCGTAGTGCACTCCGAGATGGACAGCGTCTTCCGGTCTCCGCTGTCGGCCGTTTCAGGGCTTGACGTTCCGTCGGTGGATGACGGGGTCTTGCCCTGGCCCTTTGACGATGAGGGCTTGCCTTTAGCCGCACCTTTGGTGGGCTTCGGGCCGCTCACCTGCTTTGTGATGAGCGCGTCGAGGGTTGGCACGATAGTGCCCGAGCCTCCGGTCTTCTGCTTTATCTCCTTCGGCGCACCCTTGTTCCCATTCGGGCGGGTGGCTTTCTGGTGTGCAAGGTCTCCGAGACTCGGCACGAGAGTGACCTCCTTGCCGCGGGTATGTGTAACCTTTGGCATATCGTCGACTTCAGGAGAGATCCCGCCGTCAGCGATAGAGGGGCGCATGCCCACATAGAAGGAAACCCCTTCAAGGCCAGTGGCGATGATGGGGATCTCGAGGCGGCACGCGCGCAAGTCGTCGTCGGACTTAGCCTTGTCGAGCTTGAAACGCGTGATGACGAGGTCGCCTATGTCAAGGTTGAGGTTATGGGCCTCGACCTCAATTACGACGTCGTCCGGCAGATCGCCGCCACGTGCTGCGTTAAGCAGCTTGTAGGCGGCATCTCTGCTGAGCTGCTTCTCCTCCGGCACGCGCCACTTATTGACGCGCACATATGCCTCTGCGGTCTTGTACACGAGGGTGTTCGGGCCCTCTGTTAGCAGCGCGGCGTAGGATTTGGCAGCACCACCTATCGCCAAGTTGGTGTTGGTGGTGACACACAGTCCCGCGAGGGCACGATGGGGCGTGGCCATACTCGCGGGTCGCGTGGAGTCGGGGTGGACGCGACCGAGGAAACTGACGTATTTTACAGCGTCCTTGAGCCCTTTACGGCGGTCGTCGTCGTACTCGACATGCTCGGTAACACAGACGAGACCGAGAAGTTTGCCAGTCCCTGCGTAATCAATGGTGAGTCCACGAACTTTGCGGGGCTTGACGCCGTCGTCTCCGTACGAAATGCCTAGGCACCAGGGGTCCTCCTCGATCTGATCGAGGGTGACACCTGCCATGCGTAGTGCGACGAAGGTGTGAGCGTACTGGCCAAGGGTGCCCTTGACATGGGTGCCCTTGCCGCCAGAGGCGATTGCGCAAAGCATCTCGAACACGTGAGACCACGAAGTGCCGTCGGGGCTAACCCCGCCGATTCCGCCGGTCTGGTTGCACTCGAGAGACAGTGCGACGCGTGCGTCCTGGGAAGCGGGGCCGAAGCCCGCGGCGATTCCGTCTATGACGCATGCGGTGAGAGGCAGATTGAACGTGCCGTCATATTTTGAGTAGTCCGTGAGGTCCAGCTCCGCAAAGATCTGGACCAACTCGTGGACCACTACCTCCACTTCTGACATGTTCTTGCCACCCACGTATCCAGGGAACCTGGCGCTAGCCTTGAAAGCGGTGAGGAACGGAATTATATAGCGGGCGCACTCAATGAGTGTCTCCTGCGTAAGACCGAAAATCAGCCGCGCTGCGCTGTCCTTGGTGGCAGCGCCGTCCACAGTCTCTGACTTGAGGAAAGCGCTGGTGCCTCCGTTTGTCACCCCGTCGTGCGCCATCGCTTCAGAAGCGATCGTGCGAGTCTCTCGGATGCGGGTGACACACTCTAGAAGAGTGGCGTCGCCGCGATCGAGAGGCGTGATGGGGCCGACTCCGTCGACCACGTACTTTGAAAATTCTTGAAGGTAGAACAACGTTTCGGTGCTGATTTCCGCATCAGTGCGCACGCCGAGGAGACGAGTCTCCACGGAGCGGGCCGCGGCGAAGTTAGTGTGGCCTGCCGCACTTGCTGGAGTGACAAGCGGCACGGCACAAACACCAGCCTTCGCCGTGGACGGGGCATTGTCTTTCGTATTGACGTATGCCACCGGATCGACGATCGTGAGTCGGGCTGCACCAAGGCAGTCTGCGAGCAGTACCGCCTGGTGGGGTGAGAGGTGCTTGGCGTAGTTGCGTACAGTGCTTGCACCTGGCACGTTCCCGTGCACGAGGACGCGGCGTAAAGCCTGCGCCACGTCGAACCCCACTTCCATGACCTCCGAGCCGACACCGGGGAGAGCAACCCGAAGGCGTTTCTCGTTGTCGACGCAAACAGTCATGGCGTGGTATTTTGTGCCGCTCAAACCGGTGAGCTCCTTGGTGCCAATGATTCCCGTGAGGGTCTCCACTGGTGTGAAGCGGCGGATGCTTCGAATGTCACGCCACCCACTCATGCCGCATATCTGTGCCAAACCGCGCACGACACCCAGAGGGATGTCGCAAGTGGCGCGGGGCACAAGACCGACGAGAGCGCGCGACTCACAACCAGGGGCCGTGTGCCGCACAGTTTCGTAGAGCACGAACCCAGGAATGGGCCCGAGCGTCTTGAGAACGAAGCTGGGGGGGAAATCGAAGACTTGCTCACAGTAAACGGTGCCGTCGCGGATGACCTCGGTCAACATTCCCTTCGCGTCGATGCACCAGTTCGAATCCGGCCCTTTGCCCGCAGGCCCGGTCGGATTAACTGTGGAGATCAAGAAAACCGAGCCGGCATGGGCGCGGAAATCGTCGATCGTCAGGTGGTTAGCCACGTCGATGAGGACGATGGTTGCACCTGAGGGCGGCTTGTCAAACCGTGGCGGAGACTTAAGGTCCTGAGGGTTGAAGTAGAGGTGGTTGCCCTTTTCGAACATCTTGATCTCAGCCTCGGACCCGGACAGGGCAAATGCCCCAAGTCCGAGTTCCTCCGCGGTCTGGCGGATGATGCTGCGCATCTTGGTACGCAGCGCAGCTGCGCGTGCGTGGGTGTGACCCACGGCGAAGCTGCCCGTGCCGTCACCGGCTGGTGCCGGTGTACGCGCCGACGTTGCGGCTGGGTTTGAGGTGCCCAGCGGCTCTGTCGACGCCTCCTTCTGACGGGAAAATGTCAGTTTGTCTCGCACCACGGCAAGGCGCCGGTCGTCACACTTCACGCCCAGAGAAATCAAATGAGTGAATGTCTCGGGGCTGAGGGGGTCCGGAAAGGCGAAACGCATGGTGGAGCTGCCCAGGGGGATGGCAGGAAGAAGCTCCCAAAGAAAAGGGATATTGCA